CCCCGCAGTTCTCAGACACCAGAGCAGCTCGTATGCCAGCGTTCTTTGAACATGCAAACACAAACCTCCCACAATATGCTTGAGCCTATCATTGGCCCAACACCTGAGTCTCTTCTGAATGAAATGGAGGAGACTTACCCACCATTTACACCCCACCCAAAGCAAGACCTAGGCTCGATCATGTATCTAGCCGGGCAACGGTCAGTCGTTGAGTGGTATAAAGAACGACTAACGAAATGAAACAAGACGTCTTAATAGAACCTAAAGATCTCCCGTACATGTGGCCGGAAGCAGCAGAGATAATTAATAAAGGATTGGCTCACTCCAATGGTGAAGTCAACGCTGACTCTTTCTTCTACCCTATCTATGTAGGTAAACAATACCTATGGGTAGGTTATGATACTGATGCTGAAGAAGCAGAAGTAGAAGCAATACTAATCGGAGAGATAATAAAGTATCCACTCAAAACATCCTTATTCATTCATGTCTGGGCAACTAAATCAGGTCATGATTATGAACCTTGGATGAACCTTTGGGACTCTATAACTAACTTTGCAAAGATAAACGGTTGTGATTTTATAGAAGCCAAGGTAAGAAAAGGTCTCGCTAAGAAACTAAAGTGGACCGACAAACATTCAATAGTAACACTACAACTTTAAAGGAGAATAACCATGGGTGGAGGAAGTAAACCAGCACCAGCACCAGTAGTACAAAAGACAGAGAATCCATATGATGATTCTTGGATACATGACAAGTTTGCTACTGGTCAACAACGATACAACGAACTCGAAGCGTTCATGAATGAGCGTAGATCAGCACTACAACAACCTAGATATTATGATGTAGGTGGTGGTATGTCTGTAAAGCAAGACCAGTTCGGACAATATGTAGCAGGGCAGCTTGAAGATCAGCAGAGAATGTTCGATCAAAGACTAGCTGACATGCAAAGTCAGAGTCAACAAGCTAGAGGACAGATGGGTAGTGCATATGATGCAAGACTTGCTGACATCACAGCAGCAGCTGGAGCAAACCAAGCAGCACTACAAGCACAGCAAGAAGCAATGGCTCGTGCAGGCGAACGCCAAAGAATACAGGAAGCCTACGGCGACCAAAGCATGCCCGGAGTAACAGGTGTACAGACCAAGAAACGTCAGAACCTAGGAGCTTACGGCGGAACAGGCGGTGGCTTTAACCGCTCTGGATTAAGAATACAAAACCTTAACATCTAACAATGACAGCTAAAGAACGGTACGACTATTTATGCAGTGATCGTAGCCAGTTTCTTAACGAAGCCGAGGAAGCAACCAAGCTTACCCTACCATATCTAATCAGAGGACACGAAGATCAGTCCAAGGGTATGAAGCAGTTGAAGACACCATGGCAGTCAGTCGGGGCTAAAGGAGTGGTAGCGTTAGCATCAAAGCTTTCGCTATCTCTCGTACCTCCACAGACTAGCTTTTTCAAACTGCAAGTGGACGAGTCACAACTAGGTGAAGTACCACCTGAGTTAAAATCAGAACTAGACTTATCCTTTTCAAAGATAGAACGAACCATCCTTGATTCTATTGCAGCATCAGATGATCGTGTAGTAATACACCAAGCATTACAACATCTAGTTGTAGGTGGTAATGCTCTTATCTTTATGGGCAAGGCAGGGTTGAAACTCTTTCCTCTTAATCGCTACGTTATAGAACGAGACGGCAACGGAAATGTAATTGAAATAGTTACACGAGAACGTATCAGCAAAAAACTAATAGAGAAATATCTACCTCCCGAGGAGGAGATGCCTCTAGTTACATCAGACGAACCTGATGAACAGGAGTGTGACATCTACACACACTGTAAGAGAGACAACAACAGATACGTTTGGCATCAAGAAGTAAACGGAAAACTAATACCTGAGTCACAAAGTAAGGCTCCAGTCGACAGCACACCATGGCTACCTCTACGTTTTAACACAGTAGATGGCGAAGCTTATGGTCGTGGTAGAGTAGGTCAATTTATAGGGGATCTCAAGTCTCTCGAGGCATTGTCTCAGGCACTTGTAGAAGGCTCGGCAGCAGCTGCTAAAGTTGTTTTTGTAGTATCACCCTCAAGCACCACTAAGCCACAGACACTGGCGACAGCAGGCAACGGAGCCATCGTTCAAGGACGACCAGATGACATAGGTGTAGTACAGGTAGGTAAGACAGCAGACTTTGCTACAGCCTACCAGCTTATGCAACAGTTAGAGAGGAGATTGAACGAAGCGTTCTTGATCCTGTCAGTAAGAGATAGTGAAAGAACTACAGCTCAAGAAGTACAGATGACACAGATGGAGCTGGAGCAACAACTCGGAGGACTCTTCGGATTGCTCACGGTTGAGTTCCTAGTACCTTACCTCAATAGAAAGCTAGCTGTGTTCCAGAAGACAGGTGAGATACCACGTATACCAAAGGGTATGGTACGACCTATCATCGTAGCTGGAATCAACGCACTAGGAAGAGGACAAGACGTACAAGCACTCGGTCAGTTCTTACAAACTATAGCCCAGACAATGGGACCAGAAGCTATACAGCAATATATAAATCCTGATGAACTCATCAAGAGACTTGCAGCTGCACAAGGTATAGATGTACTAAACCTCGTCAAGACTATGCAAGAAATAGAAGGAGATAAGCAACAGGCTATGGCACAACAAGCTGAGATGGAAGCTATCAAGGCTACCCCCGGCGTCATGAAAGCTCCAATGCTAGACCCTTCAAAGAATCCACAACTCGCACCACCTGAGCAAGCATAATGGCAGAAACATTAACGTACGAAAACACACAAGAAGTCACCACGATTGACAACCTCAATGCAGAGGAGCAAGAGTCTCTCAAGGTAGGCGAAGCTATGGAGGAGGCACAAGAAAGCCTCCTTGCTGGCAAATATAAAGATGCACAAGAACTGGAGAAAGCCTATGTCGAACTCCAGAAAAAACTTGGAGAAGGCTCTGAAGCTAGCGGAGATACTGAGCAGGCTACGGATGAAGTCCAAGAAGAGTCACAAGATACAGAAGATAAGGAAGAAACTGACGGAGAAGCTCCGGACTTTGCCTTCCTAGATACACTGTATGAAGAAGCTACATCTGGTAAGGAGTACAACAAGGAAACTATCGAACAGTTATCCAAGATGACAACCGAACAGGTAGCTGACATGCACCTACGATGGGTCAGAGACGCATCAGAAAGATACATAGAAAGACCTCCTGATTTTACAGAGCAAGATGCTGCTGAACTAAAAGGAGTAGTAGGAGGAGAAGCTAACTACAACAACATGATAGAGTGGGCAAATCAAAACCTATCTGAAAAAGAGATAGATATGTTTGACTCTGTTATGGAGAAAGGAGACACAGCTTCAGCATTCTTTGCTGTCAAATCTTTAGCCTACAGATACAACGATACAATAGGAAAGGATGGACAGATGATTACAGGCACAGCTCCTAAGTCTGACGGATCAACATTCCGTAGTCAGGCAGAAGTAGTTAAGGCTATGAGAGATTCAAGATATGATAGAGACCCTGCATACAGACAGGACATACAAGATAAATTATCCAGATCAAACATTAATTTCTAATGACTACACTACAATTTAAACCAGATGAGTTGTTAAAAAAGATGCGTATAAAAAAGTACGCAGCAGATCAACTGATTAGTGAAGGTAAAGGTGGATCTCCAAATACACCTACACCTGACTGGGATAAGAACTGGCCTAAACCGGGCACAGCACCTAAACCAGAGGACAGACCTAACATACCTACTAAGCTTGCATCACGTGATGGATTAAAGATAGCTTCGGGTGGTGATGCTGACCCATCCTCTATGAACTATGTAACTGTAGGTGGGTTTTTTCTAGACGGTTCTGGAAAAGCTTACATGCAAACTGAAGGTAAACTTTATGATGCTGGAGATTATAATCCTGACATACATGGATTACCTGTACCACTAGCTGAAATGCAGGCAAGAAGTGGATTAAAAATAGCTCAGAATAAAACACCAAG